TTGTTGCCGCCGTAGCCAAGTGCTGAACCAGGAAACAAATTGTGCCTTAGTCCATGCTTATGTAGTGCGTAAGGGAATGTCAATTGATCTCTTGAAGAGTATTTACAAATCAACTCCCACCAAGTCAACATGAGTTGTTGCATCTCAGTAGAATTACGATAAGCAAAAGAAGTCAACTCAAACAATCCATTGTTCTTTGGATAGTGATTGATCTCAAGAAATTCTTTTGTCGCAAGAAGATTGCTTTCGTTGTCTAAATTTCGATCCATTAGAATTTCAATTTCATCGTATACACAATCTCGCTCTGGATGTTTGAACAAGCAAATGTCAGAATTGACAAGAAAGTTTTCTACAAGATTGATTGGTGGTTCGACAACTTCGCAGTATGGGTCATGCCAAATGTAATAGTCATAGTTTGGAATCAGAAATGATCCAAGAACTTTTGCTAACTTTGCATTGCGTCTGTCTTTGTATTGTGAATCGGTGCTGAAGTCAAATGCTGGAATTTGTTTCCATACTTTGCAGTCATGTTGTCGATCTACAAATGCAAAGTAATCAACGTCCCATGTTTTATAAGTTGGATCTCGTACAGTTGCTCCTGAGAAACCGACAAGACTTGTGAGAATGGCAATTTTCATTTACGAACAATGTCTTCTTCAATACAGTTTGTTCCATATTGAATCTCAATTACTCGTAAAGGATTTTCAGTCTCATTACAAAGTCGATGCCATTGACCTTTCTTTATGAATAGATGTTCAAACTTTTCATAGAAGCCAATAAGAGATGGTTCTTCGTTATTATCTAAAGTATAGACTGTTGCTCTACCCTCTGAGATGAACCAAAACTCAGAACGCTCGTCATGCTTTTGCATACTCAAGCAAATACCAGGATCAACTGTCAGTTCTTTAAGTTTGACTTCTGGTCCATTCTCATGCAAAACTTTATAGTATCCCCATGCACGATTTGTTTTTGGTGCTTTCCATTCATCAAGAATCCAAGAAGATGAATTTGCTTTTTCGTTTCCTCCAACTCCAAACACAAATTCAACTTTTGAATATCTCAAGTCATCATTTACATCCATTTCTGGAATGTTGTCTTTAGTTCGATCTCCACCGTTTGCAAAAATAATGTGATCGTTTGGATGAGACTGTCGAATCATATGAATTGCATTTTTTGCGGAATTGTCATCGTCATTGAATACAATGGTATAGTCAACAAACTTAAGTTCTTGAATAATTTTTAATCGTTCAAATTGAGACATGAATGCTTTTCCTTTTTTACGGACAAGCCATTCATCTGAGTTCACACCAACATATAAAATATCTCCAAGTTCTTTCGCTCTTTTAAGATATTGAATATGTCCACTATGTAATGGATCAAAACCACCAGTTGCTATAACAATTTTTTTCATAATCTTATTCCAATAATTTAGAAGAGTCAGTTGATTCTGTTGCCAAGTTCAACTGACAAAACTCCGACTAACCTAATCAGGCAGCCAGCGCAAATCTTTCATCGTTTGCATTTATTGAATTTGATTTTAACGACTACTCCTGTCGGATCGTCCATCTCTCTACTCCTTGCCCTGTCGAAACCAGGTCTGGCCCATCAGAAGCATACTGGCAACACCGACCATATAGGTTCTCTTTACGATGTTTACAGTCCAATATGCTTCTGGTGGACCAGGAGGGAATCGAACCCTCGTCCAGAACACATTTTGATCAACTTCATACGATCATATAAACTATTTATACAAACTTACGCAAATCTGGAGGTTTCCAACCTTCAGGTTTCATTACTTTACCTTTGTAATCTTTAATCACTTTGCCAGTCTTGACATCAATCTTTGCGAGATTACTATTTGCAACTTCTTCCCATGCACCTTTAATGTCATAACCTTTTGCGATGCAATAACCAATTGTAACCCAAATGAGATCCATACATCCATCTAATCGTTCAATCTCATCATTGTTGACATTGGCTTCCATCAACTCTTCAAACTCTTCTTTAATCAGATTCAAGTACAACTTTGCGTTCTCATCTGAAATGCCTTGATCACATGCATTCATAAACATCTTTACATCAGTCCACATTCAGTAACTCCTCATAAATGTCACGATACTTAATAAATTCGCCGATATAATCATCACGCTTCTTTACAAAAATTTGTGCTTTGTCACCATCTACTGCGATCATTACAACAATGCGTGGAACTGGAATCTTAGTTCGCTCTTCAAACATGACTGCATAAGCCGAGCATTGCATGAAATAGTTTTGAATCCACTTGTCTTCTTTTGGTTTGCTTGCGGTCTTAAAATCAATGACTGAAAGATTGCCATCAAACTCTGCAATACAATCGACACGACCCGCAGTTCTTAAATGCTTTGAATACAAAGGAACTTCTAGTGCATGTATGTTGTTCACATACTGATCAAGCAAAGGCTGAAGTGTCTTAAACATAACTATAGCATCAGGCATCTGCTTTTGCAAGTAGTCTTCTTGATTGTTTAGGTAATTTTCGCAGAGAGTGTGGACTCTGGTTCCACGACCTGCGGCTTTAGATGAGATACGATTCGCTTCTTCTTCGCCAACACGCTTACGCCACTCCATTATGGATTGCTTGTTGTATTGTGAAGTGATAGTGGTCACAGACGGATATTTGTCTCCGTCTGGTGTGACATAGAATCGCTTGCCGTTAATAGTCTCAGTTGCCAAATCATAATCGATGTCACAACCTACATGTTTAAAGTTCATAAAGTTATTTAGCGTCTTCTATGTAATCCTCGTGCTTTAACTTGGCAACAATGTAATCTTTTACCAGAGATGATCTTACAATGTCATCAGCCGTAAATTCAATTCGTGTGAAAGAATCCATGTGGTGAGCAATGTCAAAAAACTTCAGAATGCCAGATTTATCATTCGATCTTCTTAAGTCTGTTTGTCTGTAGTCACCACACCAAATAATCTTTGAACGATAACCAACCCGTGTCATGACGGTATCGATTTCTTCAAAGTTCATATTCTGCATTTCATCAACAATGATGATGGCATCATCAAATGACATACCACGAATGAAAGAAGTGGAAATGAATTCAATGTAACCTTGCTCTTCTAATCTTTGATAAGCATCAGGTCGACCAAAGAGTGTGTGACAGATTTGACGATATGGTTGACGATAGATTTCTGTCTTTTCATCAAGGTCGCCAGGCAAATGTCCGACTTCTCTTGATGGTACCGCAGACCGAACAATAATAATTCTTTTGAAAGGATTTGCTTTGTCAAGAACTTCTTCTAATGCTTTGTACAATGCAATGAATGTCTTACCAGTACCAGCAACACCGTGTAGTGCTACAAAGTAGTCTTGGCGCTTGTACGCATCGAAAAATTGTTTTTGATTTTGTGTTAAAGGTTCAAATGTTTTTAAATCATCTAGGCGAATTTTAAGAGTGTTGTTGATGTTTTTAGTTTTTGGTTCTGTCTCAACTTCCGTATTTGCGATCTCTTTTCTTCTTGCCATGAAAGTCCTTTCGTTATTATCGTTATCACAGGATCATTCTCACTTGCTAGATTGTTTCTTATTCCATTCTCTTACGATTCTTTCGGTCTTTACTTGCTTGATTGATTTTCTTAAATGCTGATCTGCAACGGCAGAATATGGATGCGCCTCAGAAATTTTCTGAAGCACTTCATTGAAACCACCATCGACCTTTTGACCACTACCTGAAACTAATCCAGGTGCCTCATCAAAATATCGCTCATGATTTGGGTATTCTTTTTTGTAGTCATCCAATTCACTCATTCGAATGTTTACATCAAAGACTTCGTTTGTTTCTATATCTCTAAACGTGTAAACTGGCATCTTCGTATAAACCCAACCTTTCATTTTCATCTACCATCTTCTGCAAACATCCTTCAGTAAACCACCATGGGACTTGTCGATTCGTCCATTTCGCAAAACGAACTTTCTCGTTTATATAGTATTTCCAATAAGACATGATAGAATTACCAGGCACTTTACAATAATCTGGCATTGCTGGTGGTGGTTGCGTGAATGGTCCGTCAGGAATATTTTCTGGCCAAGCATATAACACATCCATATATTTTGCACATGCATGGTGTTTTTTATATCGATGAGTATATTCTGCTAACAAATAATTCCACATTTGATTGAGCCACATATAATTCTGCTTGCTCTGTCTCGTCCACACGCCAGACGGATGATTGACATGCGATGCCTTCATCAAACCATTTTCGTATTTTAGATCGGGCATGAACCAGCGTTTGATGTTACGATTGTTTGCAGTCTTGTCTATGTATTCGATACCATCAAGGACACGATGCGCCGTAGACATCAATTGTGCGTATTCGATAATCATTTTGACCACATGCTTGTCGCAGTGGTATTCTGCACAAACTTTTGGGTCAAAGTCTAGAAAGAAAATGTTCATTTGTTTTCCAGAAGAGTTCGTCCTTGAATTTCCCAATAATTCTCAATTGCTTTTTTTGCAAAGTCATTATTGATATAATGACCAAGAATATTTTCTTCTGTTGCACTTATAGGAACTTTGGCACCAAATATTTTAGTGTGTGCCATGTTATACACTTGACCAACAATTCGACCATCATCTTTTCGAAAGTAATAAAATGTACCGTTCTCTGCATCTTTCCATTCAAGTTCTACCATTGTATGATTCCTATAACGATTGCAATAATTAAAAGAGGACCAAATATTTCCATGAGAGTAAAGCCTCCTATTCTTTCTTTGAGTTGATACTCAAGAAGCCAGACTACCAGCGACCATCGTCTATTATGACTCTTAGCCATATTGGACCCAAATGCATAGCATTGTCTTCACCTGTTTTCCATCCAAACTGCCAATGAAAAGGATTGATCACAAGACCAATCCAAATGCCTGAGTATCTACAATAATTCAGTATTTGTGACATCATGATATACTACATCCTTTTTCAATCTTTTCAAATTGTAGTATGCAATGAATTTCAAAGCATCTTCTAGAGTATCATACTTCACTTTTTCTTGAATGTCAATCCAAAAGAGAAAAAACTTTCTCTGTGGAATGAATTCACTTCCAGTTTCTTTGATGGTTTGTTTAACTCGGTACTTCATTAGTCTGTGTGTGGTGGCAAGTCATAATCTGGTGCGCCTGGCGCTGGATCACGAACATTCATTAGAGCATTTCCTTTAATTGAGCAATTGTTGAATTCACATCGGTGTGTAGTATTGCACTACCACCGTATTTAGCAAACTCTTCAGTTACATCTGGTGTGTCATCAATGAGTACGTTACCTTTGTACGAAAAGAAACGCTTCACTCGGCGACCAGGGACTAGATTTGCTGGATACCACACTTTAGCATTGTTCAGCCAGACTGTTTTTTGATCTCGCACTTCACCATGATACTTAGCGCCGGCGGTTGAAGATAGAATTTCTACTTTCACATTTAGACTATTCACAAAGTCAAGCAATTCTTTCGCACCTTCGAACCAATCAAGAGTTTCAAACTGACGACTCATTACAAATTCAGTCCAGTTGGAAGAATTCTTTTTGTTGGGTCGATCTTCACCTGCGGCATTCTCACCAAATAATTCAGCGTACCGCCGTTGAAAATCGGTCAGTACGCCGTCCATATCAAGATAAATTTTTCGTATTGTCATAATCTCAAAAGGAGGGCCGAAGCCCTCTGTTGTTATACACGACCGCTTACTACATCTTCAGCAAATGCACGATCTTCAAAGTCAGTAATGTCGGTGTCGATCTCGTCAAGAACATCTGCGGGCGCAACTGTAGCAGGCGCAGTCTTTTGAACGACTGGTGCTTTCTCAGTTTTCACTTTGGGTGTTTTGACGGTTGCAGTCTTCGCAGTCTTTACTGCTTTTGCAGGAGTAAAGGACGCAAACCCTTTGTTGTTGAGATAAGACTTCATCTCATCAACATTGACAAGTTCATAACCAGTCACTTTGCGACCGTCACGAACAGTCTTGATGACTGCACCACGCTTCTTCAAGCGCCAAAATTCTGTTGAAATACGATACATCGAATCGTACTGCATCTCGGATGCAATGTCAGTTTCAGTAACGACACCTTTGCGATTTACAAGAACCATCAAAAGACGATCACATGTACGGGGAGTTTTAGCCATAATTTAATTTCCTTTCAAGTTAAAGAGAGATACTACACTACCAATGTAACACAACACAACCATTTTGTCAAGCGGTAAGAGCATAGGGTTTGTTCCATTTACCGATATTAATGTCATAGTAATATGCGGTATCGAAATAGTCGGTCTGGGCATCCGAATTGTCATAGTAACCAGCGGACTTCAGAGCATCAAACGCTTCAGTAAGAAACTTCTTGGACACGCCAGTAAAATGATCTTGAAACCAGTAGGGATTTACATCGACCGAACCATAACGCCGAACGAATGATTCGTCCTTACACTTACCGTCAGCAAGATAATTTTCAATAAAATCAATCTTGCCAGACTTCACATTCAACACGATAGAAGAATGATTGCGAACTGAGAGAGTACCCTTCACGCCATACTTTTTAAGAATGGGTTTGAGTTTAGCGGCGATAACTGCTTTCTTTTCTTGATTCATGTAAGCCATGATTAAACGCTCCATCCAAAAAATTTAGTAATAGCAACAAAAAACGAACCACTAAAAATCATACAGAAACCGAGAAGAGCAAGAAGGCTCATCAGGTCAGAAACAAAATTAGTAATTACTGTTTTCAAGACAATCTCCTCATCAATCACTATACTTACAGTATATCAGGATTGTGGCAAAAGTCAAGGACTTTTTTGGATTGTTGTTTTTCTGCAACACGCTAAGTTAGTGAGTACTCACTTATGGTATTCAGTTCTAGATTAATCTGCTCAAGTTCTTCTTCCCACAATTGTTGGAGTTCTAGTTCATAATCATACCAGTCTTCATAATCATTCATTGTTCGACCCTCACAAGTTTACCGACAAGTTCCCAATCGTATACTTTACCAGTTTTTCTGCTGGTGTGAAAACCCATTGAGTAGCCAGTCACCTCTTCAAGATACTGAATGGCTTCGTTTACGTCATCAAAAATTTTCTGACCGATCTCATTGAATGAGTTTGGTTTTGCGATATACATAGGTTTCCTTTAGTTTCGATTCAAATCACGGATTAACTCTTCAGTGGTGTCTAAACGATCGGCCGCTAAACTCATCAGTTGAGACTGCAAAAACCCAGCCATGTATGCATATGCATCATCAGGAAATCGCTCACGCACCCGATTCTCATACTCACGCATCGATTGTTGAAGCATTTCAAAACGAGCCCGACGGGCATCTAACTCACGGATTAATGCTGACATTTCAAACTCCTATCAAATATCACAAATACAAGTATAGCAGGATATGGAAATTTGTCAAGGACTATTTTGGATATGTTAGTGAGTGCTTACTTACCTTTCTGACTGACGTTTCGCTAAATTCCACTCTTCATCAAATATATCTTCGGGTGTTGTCGGACGATATTCTTGAATTGTAGGAGATGCCATCGTATTGTCAAAGTCCGAATCAATGTTGAATGTATTAAATTCTTCTTCCAAATTGACGGTGTAAACTGATTGTGCC